CCTTATAAAGATAAGCGTAAAGAACTGGTAGGTTATACCAATTGTACAGCCGTTGAAAATGGCTGGATATGGAACATTCCTTTATGGAGCAGAATGGGTTGCGGTTATGTTTATTCAGATAAATTTATTAGCGATGACGACGCTTTAAAAGAATTTCAAAAACACATAGGAACTAAAGAACTAGATTTTAAAAAGATCAAATTTAGAATTGGGATTCACAAGAGATTATGGGTTAAAAATGTTTGTGCGATTGGTCTTGCGGGCGGTTTTATAGAACCTTTAGAAAGCAATGGTTTATTTTCAGTGCATGAATTTCTCCATCAATTAGTCCGAACTCTACAAAGACCCAAAGTTTCACAATGGGATAAAGATGTTTTTACATCTATGTGTAAAAAAGCCTATGATACTTTTTATGAATTTGTGGCTATGCACTATGCTCTATCTCATAGACAGGATACTCCGTATTGGCAAAGTAATTTCAATAGAAGATGGTCGGAAGAGTTGTTAAATTTACTTCCTAGTTCATATTTAAATATGTCCGTTACTCCACTATCAGGTATTCATTGTATTGCAGCAGGCATGCACTGGAGTCCGATCGACATTCCATCGTTAGTTAAAACAAATGTAGCTCCTAATATGAATCATTGGAAGAAGCTGTGGAAATCAACGGCTGATCGTTTAGATAAAAGAAAAGACGAATGGAAAAAGGCGGTTAAAGACGCACCTATTATGTACGATTTTTTAAAGAAACATTATTATTAAGGCGACTTTTTTTAGGACTTTCCTCTTAGTTTAAAAAGTGATACTAGTAAAATATGTTAGGTTTATCAGCATTAGCAGAGACAACTTTTGGAGCTACGGCATTCGTTGATATCAGTATTACAGTTACTGTTACAGGTAGCAGAGTTACTGTCAGTCAGAACGCCGATGGTATTACTTATACCATGACTGGAAGTGTGTCCCCTGATGGCAGCCGTGTAACAGTTTCTACTGGCGCAGCCGATGTGAATGTGTTAACATGGAATGCAATTGATCCAAATGCAAGTCAAACATGGACCAATATAGACCCATTATAGGAGAATTATGGCATCAACGTATACGACCAATTTACAATTAGAAAAAGTAACCACAGGTGAAAAAGCTGGGTTATGGGGAACAGTAACTAACACTAATCTAGAAATTTTAGAACAGGCTTCGAGTGGATATTTATCGGTCGATGTAGCTGCTGCCGATGTCACATTGGCATTGAATGATGGAGCTACTTCCAACGGTAAAAATCTATTCTTTACACTAACAGGAACCCTGGCGGGCAATCGTAATTTTATTATGCCTGCTACGGCAGAAAGAATCTTTATTGTTAAAGATTCAACAACACGTTCTTCAAGTAATTATACTTTAATTGTTAAGACGGCTTCAGGAACAGGTTATACAATGCCTGTTGGTGCAACCGCCCTGGTTTACTCTGATGGAACGAATACGACTTTGGGCATGCTACAAAAAAGTTATGTCACCCATACTGCGGGCTATACTGCCGTTGCGGGTGATCAAATCTTTTGCGATACTAAGACCACTAATGCATTTACCGTCACTCTTCCTGCTGGAGCTGTGGGATCCGAAGTAACATTTGTAGACAGTCAAAATTATTTTGCTTCAAACAATCTGACTATTGCTTCTAATGGATCAGAAAAAATTAATAGTTCAGTGAGCAACTTAACTTTAAGTACTAACGGTCAAGCTATTACGTTGGTATATGCCAATGCGACTGTAGGCTGGATATACAAAACCAATAGCGCATCATAGGAGCTAATCATATGGCTCTCGTAGATTTTAAACTACTTCCAGGAATCGATAAACAACAAACTCAAGTCGGTGCCGAGAGGCGCTGGGTGAGTTCTGACAATGTTAGATTCCGATATGGTCTTCCTGAAAAAGTAGGAGGATGGTCTTCTTTATTAACCGATACGATTGTAGGTGTAGCCAGAGCTCAACACTCTTTTGTCGATCTGGATGGTAATCGGTACGTGGCCATCGGAACAGACAAATTTTTACTGATTTATTTTGAAGGAACGCTTTACGATATCACTCCTTATAGTGCCACAAGTTTTGGAAGTTCTACTTTAGCAACGGATAGTACTAGTGTTAAAACATGTACAATTACAACAACTTCTGCTCATAGTTTATTAGTAGGGGATATTATACAATTGGATGCAGTCACTTTACCTAGTGGTACGGGTTTAACCGATGCTCAATTTGAAGATAAACTTTTTCAAGTTTTAACGGTACCCACGAGTACAACTTTTACTATTAATTCATCAGCTCAAGCGAGTTCTGTTGTAGCGACAGGAGGAACCATGACCGTTAAGCCGTATCAAAGGGTGGGCCCTGCGGCTCAAACTTATGGCTATGGTTTCGGTGTTGGAAATTTTGGTGGAACGGTTTCAGGAGCAGCCACTACTGATTTAGATGGAACTTTAGGCGACGATACCTCGGGAACAACAGGAACCACGATTGCTGTAACTTCTGCCACTGGTTTTCCAGCAGGGGGAGGAACGATTATTGTAAGTGATACTCCAGCAGTAGACGGAGAATTAATTGATTATACAGCCGTTTCTACAAATAATTTAACAGTCATTACTAGAGCGGTAGATGGTTCAACACGATCAGCCCATGCTGATGAAACCATAGTTACTGATGCTACAGATTATACAGGATGGGGATCAGCTGTTGCTGCCTCCACCGTGAGCCTTGAACCAGGACTCTGGGCTCTTGATAATTATGGAGATGTTTTATTAGCAACTATTTTGGATAAAAAAACTTATACTTGGGATTCGAGTATTGGAGCACGGTTCACGACACGAGCTTCAACTACAACCCCAAATTATTTAACGAGTTCGGCTCCGACAGCGTCTAGAGCCATGATGATGTCTCCTGTGACACGACACTTAGTTTTATTTGGAACCGAAACGACTATTGGTACTTCATCCACTCAGGATAATATGTTTATAAGGTTCTCGGACCAGGAAACTATTAATGATTTTGCGCCCACCGCTATCAACAGTGCTGGAAGTCAAAGACTTCAAGATGGCACCAAGATTATGGGAGCTATTAAAGCAAAAGATAATATTCTAGTATGGACCGATACGGCGCTCTATACCATGAAGCATGTCGGTGCACCTTTTACTTTTGGATTTGAACAAGTTGGAACCAACTGTGGATTGATTGGGATGAATGCTGTTGTGGAAATAGATGGGGTAGCCTACTGGATGAGTAATAAAGGCTTCTTCCTCTTCGACGGTACCGTTAAATCTTTAAGCTGTTCTATTGAAGACTATGTTTATGATGATATTGATACAACCAAAGGTCAACAGATCTGTGCTGCGATTAATAATCTATTTACCGAAGTAATATGGTATTATCCAACGGATGGTGCAAGTTATAATGATCGTTATGCGGTTTATAATTATGGAGAATCTGTAGGAAGTGCACAAGGCAAAATTCCAGGAGGAGTTTGGTATCCAGGTACCGAAGCAAGAACTTCATGGATGGCAGCTAAAATTTATCCTAATCCTTTCTCTACTAAATTTGATTCTACAGCAACAGGAACCTTTCCTAGTGTGATTGGTGAAACAGGCTTAGGACAAACGACTTATTTTGAACAAGAAGTAGGAACCAATCAGGTTAATCCTGATGGAACTTCTACTGCCATTGCAGGGACTCTAGAATCTTATGACTTTGATCTAGGAGATTACTTTCAGAAGGCAGGGGCAGGCACATTTTATTTATCGATCAGCAGGTTCTTACCTGACTTTAAAACCTTAGCAGGAAACGCCACGGTGACTTTAAACCTTAAACGTTTCCCATCGAGTACTGCAACTACAAGTGTCTATAGTCCTTTTACCGTGACTTCTTCTTCAACTCAGTTTAACACTAGAGCTCGAGGAAGATTTGCAAGTGTTAAAATTCAAAACAGCGCAGTCGATGAAACATGGAGATTTGGTACAATGAGACTGGATCTTCAACCAGACGGAATGAGATAATGGCAAAGATAGTAGTAAAAATACCTGAACCCAAAGAAGAATATGATTTCTCTAATCAAAAACAAATTTCAAGAGCGCTACGTGGAATTGTAGAACAACTCAACTCAACGTTTTTACAACAACAGAAGGAAAATGAGGAACGTTCGAGCTGGTTTTTATCGTAATGGCAAACGTATATAAAAATATTCAAGCAACAATTAATCAAGCGGCATCTGATGTAGATATGTATACCGCGCCTGATGAAACAACCTCTATTGTTAAATCTATTAAATTATATAATACTCATAGCAGTAATTTAGTGGTTGACATTAAAGTGTATGATTTATCTAGTACCACCGCTTTTGAATATGATTCGGTCACTGTAAACACGGATAATAGTGTTGATTTATTAACCTTTAATAACGTTCTTGTTTTAGAAGCAGGAGATATACTCAGGATGCAAACTCCCACAACGAATGTTGTAAAAATGACCGCTTCAGTATTACAAACAAGTAGGGCCTAATGCCGTTTAAAGAAAAAGGATTGGTAACATTTAAGACTGTGGATGGTAAACTTCAAGAAGAAGTGGAGAGTGAGACCGTCATTACCGTCACGAACAAGATAACAAAACAAGAGTATGGATCGGATGCTGAGGCTACTGCTGATGTCGATGATCCTAATACCGCAACCAAAAGGGAGGATATAAGAAGGGACGTCTTGATAGACATTAAGAAAATGCCAAGTCTATTAGCAAAGTCTGACCTTGTAAAACATTAGATTTTTGTGTAAAGATATAAACTCAGGTGAAATCCCTGCCTTTAACAAACAATCAAATAAGATAGTTTAAATTATGCCATTTAAATCAGAGAAACAACGCAAGTACCTATGGGCC